AGTCTCAAGAGAGCCTCGATTTTTTAATTAGTTTTTAAGAGTAAGTGAGCTCGACTCGGATAGCAAAAGCTGACTTGAGTCCGACACTTTCCGGAGATGCTGATACAGCGATAAAGTAATCGTGAGACGTTGCCGCCGCTTGATCAGCGAGAGCAACCGCCGCCGCTGATCCCTCAGCATTAGACCAGTTAGCATCGCCTTGCTCAGCCGCTTGAAACGTCACGCCCGTCGGTACCGCCGTCGGAGTCGTCCCGTCGTAAGCGTAAAAGATTGCATCTGTGATTTCGACACTTGCCGCATCACTAAAATTGATCTTAAGAGGACACTCAGACTCAGTAATCTGATCGAGGTTTTCAGTACCGTCTCCCCAGTCGGCTTGAGTACCAGAGATATACTTGACACTCCGAGGACTGTTACCGTTTGAGTCATTAGCGTCAGCATTAGACTTAACGTGAGTCGTATCGTTATACTCTCCGACAGTAACCTTAGCGTCGAAACCAGCGACTCCGGCGAATTGTAATCGATCAGTCGCACCGATAACGGTATCGCTTGATCCCTGAAGTGTAAATGTAAATGTTGCCATGCCTTTATTGTAGCATGTTGCTATTTACCGTCTAGCAAGTCACTGGATATATCTACTCCCTCGTCCTTCGTAACGCCTCCCTGAAAGCCCGCGCGAATCTCGTGCAAAAAGACGTAATGCGCCAAGGTGCGCTCGCCCATCTCGTCAGGATGTGTCGCAAACGTGTGAGTCTGTCCAGTTTTTTTATTTCGGTAGAGGTAGTGTCGATTTTGTCCCATGTGAGTTTTTTCTTAAATGTGTAAGTAAGCTCGCCGTCAGGTAGATCTATTGTACCCTCTATCAACTCCGCTTGGCTTGGGTGTTTCAGTAACGCGGATACAATATCGTCGCAGATACCTGGCTCCAGCTCCTTGTGGTAGCGGAATGTTATCGCACCGAACACTTCCTGATCTTCAGTGTGGTACTCGTAGCCGGTGGGTATTTCTCTCCAGGTGAATAGCATATTACTGGGATTCTGTGGTTGGGTTTGCTCCAGCGGCAGTAATCCAACCCTTTCTTGATTCAACTCTTAAATCTTTTTCTGGTATTGCCATATATAAATAAAATAGCACGTTTTCGTGTAACGCAAAAGCCCCTGTCCCTCAAAACAAGGGGACAAGGACTTAATGCGTACGTGTGTCAGCTACTACGAAGCGGCAGTAGTGATTTTAGTAACAGCCGTAGGCAAGATACGGATGTAACCAAGACGTTGTGTCCATCGTACAGCTTCACGGTCGGTTGTGAATGTGTTGATGTCAGCGTCGTCAGCAACGTTGCGAACAACAGCGCTGTTAGATCGTGCCATCTCAATACCACCTTTGTACCCGAAGATACAAGCCTTCCGTAGGTCTCCGAAGAGAACGAACGAAGTGTCAACAGCTGTCTGTGCTGCAGTTGGCATAGCTTCTACCAATACCTCAGGGTAACCCCATACAGTAGCCGGACCAGACTGGCTCGGTGTTTGGTAGATGTACTGCCCGTCTGAGCCTTTCAGCTTACGGATAACACTTTTGATAGTACGGTTGTAGTAGAACTTACCATTGCCAAGGGCATCAGTAGGTGTCGCGTCAATCGCATCCAATAGGTCGTCCGCGTCTAGACTAGTAAACGTTGTACCATCAAGAGTAATTTCGTTTACGTCGGTTGCCTGCAATAGACCTGTGAACCCACCAGAGGCAGAGTTACCTGCTCCATTGAAGAACGCCAAGTCCTCTGCTCGAGCGAATCCTTCAGCGACTCGTGATGCCACGAATGACATAAGGTCGATTTCAGTGTCCGCTAGAAGCTCGTTGGTCATCGTTACGATAGCACCAAGCTTCTTAAGAGTAAGAGTCTCCTGCCCTAGTACAGCCTTTGTCGAAGCGATTGCAGCTCCTTCGTCTACCCAGTACACAGTAACGTCTGTTGCCAGGTCGTTAGCTTTGTATGAGCCTTGAGATAGAGACACGTTCTCCATTTCTCGACGTGCTACTCCGTACTCTGTAATCAAGTGTCGGATTTCAGCAGACAACTCACTGTCGATAGTGAAACCACCGTCAGCGTTAGTAGTTGTCATTTCCTTGATTGCAGCACCGTCGTTTCCAAGGAAAGCCGACACAGTCTTTCGAAGTGTATCGTTGAGCACAGCTCGCTTCTCTTGTACTTCAGGGTTGTAGATACCACCCTTCACGGCAATAAGAGCCTTTTGCTCTTTCATCCACTCTTTGACTTCGCTTTTGATAGCTTTAGTCATACTGTTCGCGTGCTTCGTGAATAGTGCTTTCACACCCTCGTCCACAGCCTCAGTGTCTTCATCCTCGTCTTCATCTTCGTCAGCGTCAGCTCCTTCCGGTGCTCCTTCTGGCAGGTCTCCTACAGCGTCAGCTTGGTCAGCGACAGCTTCTTGATCAGCATCCTTTAGAGACGCGATCAGACCCGCTAGCTTTGTCTTTTCAGACTCAGTAGCGAAGCCTTGTTTCAGTAGAGAACCGATTAGTTTTAGAACTTTGTTCATAGAAGTAAAAATTACTTTTTTGTAAACGAAGCCCGGACGTGTGTCCTGTGTGCATGGGGTGTCTCGACCTGTTGGTGCACACTTATCTTCACTTGGTATATCTACTAGATACCCTTGGTCAGTTTGCGTAGCGCAGCGTGTACCTTTCGGTTCTTCACTTTGCTTTTCGTCTTTTCGTCTAATGACTTGAGACCGCTCACATCGACTAGTTTCTCAATACTAGCACGCGCTGCTTTCAGCCCTTTAGCCTTTTGGCTCTCTAGGTTGTGGATAGCGTTTAATACTTTCCGGTTATGCGACAACGGTTTCACCTTCTTTTCAGCTGGCTCTGCCGGTAGCTCCACCTCCTGTTCCTCTGGATCTACCTCAACTTCTTCTTCTTCTGACTCTTCCTCTACAGCTTCGTCTTCTGCTACTTCAGGTGTGTCTTCTTCTACCTCCTCAGGTTCGTCTACTGACTCATCCTCGATACCAATAGCTTCTGTGACGTCCTTTAGGTTTGCACCGATACTTTTCGCTAGCGTAGCTGCAGCGTTGGCTGGTACTGATACCGCTGATACTTCGAGCAGTTCCGCTTCTACTACGGTGAACCAGTCACGCCCTCCGTCCTCTCGCTCCCCGAACTTCTTAGGAATGAAACCAACAGACGATGCGTGTAGGAATCCACCTGCGTATAAATCAAAGATGATTTTAGCTTTAGGGTTCTCCTCAACGGCAAACTCCCAGTCCATTACCAGCTTCGCTTTTTTACCAGTACCCTCGATACGCGGCTTCGATGCCTTGGCAATCACCTCGGTAGCGTCAAAGTAGTTGTGGCTATTTAGGATAACTGGGTTCTTCTTAAAGTGCTTTAGATCCCACCCTGATTGCAGTACGGTATCCCCGTGCCGGTCAATATCCTCAGTACTACAAATCATAGTCAGCTTGTAGTTTTCTTTATCTACCGCCTTAACAGCAACGCCAAATGAAGCCACAACCTTTTCACCTTCATTGACTTCGACTATTTGACCGTTGAGTTTGATTTTATGTTTCATAGGCTTTAATAAATAAATTGTAACATACTAAACCGAGCTATATAGAGCATCGGCAATTGATAACCTCCCCGGCGTCACCGGTTTCGTCTCCTGGGTACATCAGACCGTTAGAGAACGGAGAGTTCAGCGGTCGTTCTTGCCCGTCGATAGCGCCATGCGACGCCCGGGTGTGGAAGTCTCCCACCGCTACCCAAATCTTTATCGGTACAGCTGCCTGCTTGTACGCTTGGTTAGTACCAAATTGTGTGGCTGCGTGCACCTCTGTCCGGGCGATAGTAGTGGCACGCGCTAGGCTGATGTCCTTGTACGTTTGCTCGATTCGTTTAATCAACGCCTTGCGCCCCTCACCTTCTGCTAGGCTTTCCGCAAACTGCTCCGTGAGCTTCTTGTACGTTGTCTCATTGATACTATTTAGGAATACTCCGGTACGCTTCTCCATCCAAGAGGTGACGTTAGCCGACACATTGAAGTCGTCCTCTGACCCTACTAGCTCCAGTGCATCTACCCCGGCTGCGATAACTAGCTCTTTGACGAGTGGTAGGAACGCGCCCATACCCAGCTGCACCTCTACATCGATAGAGAAGTTCTCGTCTAATATGCCCTCCTTTCGAAACACGTGCGCCTTGGTAGGATCTAACCGAGCGATGAGCCGGTCACGCTGCGCGTTGAAATATTGCTTTGTCACACGCTTGTACGGAATCTCACGGTTGTCCATGCGCTTCTCCATCATATTCCCGTACACCTTTCGAACGTCCGGGTCGCGGAGCGGGTGCGCTACCTCCTCGGTGTTATCTTTTTTTTTACTCGTTTTCTCTGCACTGTCGCCCTCTCTAGACGCAACAGACGCGTCACCCAGCGGGATCATGTTGAACGGTACGAGGATACTGTTGCCGTCAGGTACGTCAGGTAGCTCCTCACCAATCAAAGCTGCGAGCATACGTCGCCCCTCGTTTGGAGTAATCAGGTAGTTCTTGACGCCCGACTCAATCACTTTAATCTTCTCCTCTACGTTCTCAGGGGTTGGATCTACGAACGTTAGTGTCAGTCCCTCTGGTAGTAGCACCTTGTCCAGTCCACCGGCTAGGTTTCGTAGCAATGGCTTGATAGTCTCACGCAAAAAGATGCGGTGTGATGTTTCCGCATTTGAGTACTGTAATCCGTCCATACTACCAAGCAGCGCCTGGGGTACTCCAGTCATAATCTCGATGTCTTTGAGTGTCATTGACTTCGCTTCTAGGAACGATAGCTCGTCAGGTGACAGCCCGGTACGTTGGTACTCACTGTCTCCACCTAGGAATAGAGGCATACCCGACTTACGTGCGTCGGCGTACTCCTTCTCGTAGTCGTCCTTCAGTGCTTTGAGCTGGTGTTGCTGCAGGCGGGGAGTCTTGAATTTGAATACACCCTCTACCTTTCCACCGTTCTCTAGTACGCGCGCGTGGTACGCACCAATCTGAATCTCCGTTTGAATGGACTGCACCCCGGACTTAATCAAAGAGCGTCCGACCATCGGGTTCTTCAGGTCTGGGTTGATAACGCGAATAACCTGCTCAGGTAGGAAGTGTAGCTTTCCAGTACGTGTTTGATACTCGTACGCTGATACAGTGCCGTCTACGTTCCACTTGGTAGTAACCTTGGTAGGTACTAGGCTGTGTAGCGCTTGGATATTTTTAGGCTCAAAGATTTCACGCTCACCCATTTCAATGACGATGTACGCTTCTCCAATGTAATCGTAGTAACCCTGCCACATAGACCAAAACTTGAAACCGTCGAAGTGGTCGTTTGGATGGTTCAGGATACGCAATATATCGTGATCTTCTATAGTGTCGCCTGTTCTATCGTCCTTTACTACCCACTCAATTTCCCCCACCTTCTCCCGGCGTTTCATCACAGCCTTGTCGGTGTATAGAGAAATATCAGCGGCACTTAAAAAGTCCTTCCCGTTCCAGCTAGAGCCGTTGGCTGGCAAACCCCCGACGATAAAACCGCCTTGTGATTTCCCTCTAATAAGCCCGGCTATATCTTTAAAGATACTCATACGCGAATTGTAACACGATTACGAACCTGCAAACCCTACGAACTCTGTACGGCTGTCAGTAAATACACCGTACCGTATAGCGTCCATACCGTGGTTATGTTTATCCTCTGCCTTGTTAGTAGGCTCTTTGTTTTTATCCAACCGCCATTTGTAGTTCTCGTGCTCGAAGGCGATGTTGGTACTGCCCTCGGTGTAGTGTACGCGCTTCTCTAGGAGCATATTGATACCGGCGATAATACTATCTGGACCTTTCTCGGCAGGCTCTACGAACCAGCCCAGGTCGCATAGCTCTTGGATACTCTTTGGCTCGGCGCTGTCGGCGTATATAACGTCGTCGTATGACAGTCCCAGGTCTTCGAACTTCTGGCTCAGTAGCGGGTTAGTAAGTCCCTTCTGGTATATCAGCTCGCGCACCCATACGTCGTTGTTGTGGTATTTGATTTCTACCAAGGCACTCGGGTCGTTTGAGAACCCGAAGTCTAATGCGTAGATAGAGGGGTAGGGAAGTGCATCGAACTCCGCGTCGCTAATAGGTTTCCAGTTCTTGAATATACGTCCCATCAGTCCCTCGGACACGTACCCGCAAATAGAGTTGTAGTAGTACTCAGGCTTTGTCTCCTTGTACCGTTCGTAGTTAGCCACCGAGCTAGGGTTAATGTTCGCTATGTTTTCCCGGTAGGTAGTACACACGGCAATAGAATCAGTCAGACCCAGCTTTGGTACAGCCTTATAAAAGCCAGGCACTCCACTGTCTACTAGATTGAACCATCGCTTGATAATCCAGTGATTCTTGTCCGGCGGGTTGAGCTGCAGTACCACGATGATGTCCGCGTTCGCTTTACGCAACGAGTCATCGAGCTGCATGAAGTCTTCCTCTCCCACCTCGTCCGCCTCCTCGATGATGACGCAGTTGTAGTTAGCTAGAGACTTGAGCTTGGACTTCTGATCACCCGATGACTTCTTGAAACCAATGCCCTTGATGGTATTGCGTTTGTATTTGAAATATAACCCGTGCTCCGACGAGTCGATATACTCCTCCAAGTCCTGCTCCTCTATGCGGTCGGCGATGTCTTGGTAGATACTGTTTTTAATATCACCTAGAACGTACCGCATGATGGCGCACCGGAAGTACCGCGTTGTATCACGCAGGCGTCCCAGACCAAACTGTGAGCCGGTAGTAGAACGTCCTGCACCACGTCCACCCATGTGGATATAGTATCGAACCCCAGGAGGAGTACGGAACAGCGGCTCATAATGTTTATTCACTCTTTGCATCGTCGTTTTCTTTACCGGCTGGTAATGCATTGGCTGGGTCGGAGAAGTCTACGAATACAATCTCGTTGGCTGGCTCTCCTTCTTCTTCTCTCTCCTTCTTCTTGGCGTACTCTTCCCGGCGACGTTCGTTTTCCTCTTCTTGTTTCAGATACGCAGCAGCAGCAGCAGGGTTTTTCATTATTTCCTTAGAGAAGGTGTCCTGCGCTATTACCCCCAGACTAGCTTTCATTTGTTCTCGAAAATCAACAAACTCTGGGTGCTGCTGTATAAAGTACTCCAGCTGTCGTCGGGTAATACCCGCATAGAAACATGCCCGTATATCGTTGCAGTTAATTTTGTACGCGTCTATCAAGCTCATTAACTTACCTTTATCTAACCACCAGCCGTACCGGGAGTTCTTTATATACAAAGTCTCACCATAGTTCTTATCTGTCAGCTCGTAGGCGTAAAGCTCGACACCCTCGGTGTTTTTACTATTTCCTTTTGGGAGTGAGCGTCTAGTCTTTTGCATAGCTTCTATTCTACACGATTACACTGTGAGAGGGATAGAGGTTATACGGTTTCAAGACTAGCTAGTGTCTCAGTCCCCGTATAAAGCGTTGCAACCCGATAGGGTTACGATAGACACGAGGTTCTCAACTCCCCGCTAATTTATGTACCTGTGACACCTGTAAGTGAATACCGGCATACGGTGCGCCTCGGTATCTCTACCACGCTAACTCTCTCCCCCTCTCAAAGTCCAATACCTTGAGCTGCTTTCTTAAACATCTCTACCGGCTCACCTTTCTCGTGACGGTAGTCTACATAGCGCTGTACGACGACGTCGCAGTACTTAGGGTCTAACTCTAGCCCAAAGCATACCCGACCGCATTTCTCGGCTGCTATCATCGTGCTACCGCTTCCCAGGAACGAGTCCAATACGATGTCCTCTCCCTTGGTGTTGTTGGTCATTTGATACACCAGTAGATCTACTGGCTTCATGGTTGGGTGCTTCTCCGACCGCGACGGTCGGTCGAACTCTAGGATGGTGGTTTGCGTACGGTCAGATGCCCAGAGGTGCGTTCCCTCTTTCCAGCCGTATAGACACGGTTCATGCTTCCAGTGGTAGTCCTGTCGCCCCATAACCATAGCGTTCTTATTCCAAATCAAACACTGACGTATCTGCCAGCCAATCTCGTGCGCTGCTCCACGGAAGTTATACCCCTCTGAGTCTGCGTGCCAGATATAGAATACTGCGCCGGGTTTCATGAAAGCGTCGGCTGCGGTATAGCTGTCGGTCAGGAACTGTCGGAAGTCCCCGTCCTCCTTTTTATCGTTCTCAATTTTGAGCGCGTTCTTAGTCTTCCCGGTATAGTCGACGTTGTACGGTGGGTCAGTAAGCCACATATCAGCTTTGTACCCGTTCATCAGTACCTCCATGTCCTCTAGGCTGGTCGCATCGCCACAAACGAGCCGATGTCGCTCCCCGAGGATATAAACGTCACCTGCTACGGTTTTTGCCGTATCAGGGGTATCTGGGACGTTATCCGCCTCCGGCTCAGGCTTTTGCAATAGGTCCAGGTCGAAACCGGTCAGGTTGAGCATTGGTAGCTCCATGTTTTCTAGCAGCGGAATAACTATTTTTAGGTCGACCCCGGTGAGCGCGTTTATCTGATTGTCAGCCAAGCGCCACATCTCCTCTTGCTCTGGGGTGAGCGCAAACTTTGCGTGCTCTCCTTGGATAGTATTTCCCTCGCCGTCTATAATCCACGGTTCAGGTAGATCCATATCGTTACCAAACTTCTCCCACGCCATATAGCGACCGTGACCGGCTACTATAACCCCCTCCATGTTTACTTCGATAGACTGTCGCCAGCCCACCTCAGCTACTACCTTAGCCAAGAGCTCGAGCTGCTCGTCGGTGTGGATTTTAGCGTTCTTGTCGTATGGAGTGATTTTTTTCATAGATTATTTTACTGGTGTCTTGTTTCCGTAGCTCCGGTGGTGCGGATTATACCTGAATGGATACGGCTGAATGCGAGCAAAGAATCCTCTGGACTCTTCAAGTCTATCTTCGTATTCCTTCTCTATTAATGAATACTCTGGGCACTCGTAGTATGTTCGATACAGTTTATTCCCAGTTAGGGTACAGAACCCCTCGTGTTTTATGAATGCGTTGAGGTTCATACCGCACTCGCCACAGAACCGTGGTGCTGGTTGCAGTTGACCCATACTAGTTAAATCGTGGGTTATTGCAGCGACCGTTTCGTTTCCGAGTAGCCTCTCGCACTTTGTTAAGTCTAAACTCCAGTCCATTGCGCCGGACAATAGCTTGCCGTTCGCACATCTTTTGCCACTTCGCTTTAGCTCGCGTCATCGGTGACTTCCTAGTCATAGCAGCGTCGCGCCTGCGCCCGTGACGGTTGAGTCGTACCGGCTGTTCTTTTCTAGCAAATGGATTCATTCCAAACACAAAGACTATTTTTTAGCTTCTCCTTCCTCTGTTAACATTTGAAACATTTGCTCAGTCATCGTCAGGTAGTCAGTGATGCGCATACGGTTCATATCTACTCCGACCTCAGTGTTGACGTATTTTGTTAGATCCTCAGCCGCTTCGTTTTGCTTTTGAAAGGCAGTGAATACGTCCGGGTGTACCAGCTTGAGCGCGTCGCGGTAGTCGTCGGCAAACATTGGGCGCGCTAGTAGGTTACCCCACGCTTCGGATTCAGTAGTTTCAGCTTCACCCTCTGCGCCTTTGATAACAATTTTACGTTCCCCGTATCGGTCTTGTGCGGTACGCAATAGCTCGTTGGCAAACGTTTGCGCTTTGGTGACGTCTTCTGTCTTTTCTCTAATAGTATCTACAATGGTTCGATTCAGCATAAAATATGTTAATTACCTCGTACGTTTACACGATAGCACGTTACACAAAGAGCACCAACAGGTGCTCAGTGTATATCTATTTCAACAACCAGATGATTCTGTTTGTGGCTTTACCTCCGTATGGGTCGAGTATGACCTCCACTAGTTGATTTACTAGGGGAGATACTCTTGCCTTCTTCATCTTGCCCGACAGGTGCGCTATTACCTCCTCCTTGGTTTCCGTCACTTGCAGGAGGAATAACTGATTGGGCAGCTTCTCCAGAATTGTCGCTGTTGGGTGTTTCGTCTGATACTTCATTTTGTTTACTTATCGTTACGTCGGGTACAAATACCGTTACAAACGGTACTTTATCCATTCTATTAAAGAAATCTGTGTGAGTGTGGGTTGCGTTTGCGTTGTATCGGATGAAGTTAGCGATGTCATTTTTCATCATCAAGAACTCTGTGCCACCCTTGGTCTCTACAAACTTGATCCCGGCTGCGCTCATCGGTTTACCGTCTGCCACCGGTGGCTGCGCTTCGCCTACTAAACCACAAGCCACTCCAATCGTTCGGTTGGAATCTACTACTGCCAGCAGCTTTCGGATGTCGGTATCTTTTGTTACCAGCATTGTGTCGTCTAGGAATAGTAGCTTGGATAGTCGAGACTGACTCATCAGGAAGTTGCGCGCCCTTGACGTTCCTACTTTATATCCGACGTGATGTATTACCGGACGGTTGCCCAGCCCAGCTTCAGCTAGCTCCGTTCGCAGCTTTTTGTAGTACGCGCGGTCTAGGTTCTTGTCGCTGTCTGCGATTAGTACGCGAGCGTCGGGGTAGAACTCTGCGATGCTATATAGCAATGCCTCCAGCCCAGCGGTGTTGTCTTCAGTGTGAATGCAGAACTCTACGTTCCGAATACTAGTTACAGGTGTATCTTTCATAAATAAATTGTATCACGCGCTATGCGTTTTTGATTAGCCTCTGGACTTTTTTATATACGGCACTGTCCGTAGCCAATAAATGCACGAGGGTATCTAGTACCGCCTGTCGTTTCACAGACATTCCTGTCTCTTCGGACATATCTAACGTCGCTCGCGCAAGCTCCGCAGCCCGGTCGGGGTCTATAGAATAGTTTTTTCGACGCCTGATGTCTGTTTCTTTTACCATAGAGCTAGTATATAGCATACAGAGTAAAACGTGCAAACGTGTATGTGGGTAAAAAGAAAGAGCGGGTGGTTAACCCGCTCAGTAGATATAGATCACCTCCCTCCGAAGTTTCCTAGATTTTGCCGATTCAGTAAACCGAAGTGAACCGCCAAACAGTGAATGGAACAGCAGTCGATACCCTTGTGGCTGAAAGCCCCGCCTGCGGGAATGACGGCGTGACACCGGCTACACCTCATCGTGGGTCACAGTACGGACAGCCGTATACAAACACTTTGTGGTTCGGACAGCTCCCGTCTGTCATCTCCGGCTGCGGTTGTGATTTCGGTACTTCCAGCTCCAAGGCATATTGTTCCGCTTGACGAAACCTCTCATCCAGGGGCAGGTTCGGTTGGTCATGGGACATTTCCTTTTCTCCTGTTTTCAATTGCGGGGTCGGGGTGTACGTCATAGATACTCGGGGCGTCGTGGTTCTCGAGATGCGGGTACTCGGCTATTAAGCACTTCGTTCCGCAAAATAGTTGCTCGTTGTATTTAATCAATATGCTCCGGGGTTTCTTTTCACATCAAGTGTGACAACGCCATTGCATGTACATTTGTACTCCTTTCTGGTTTTTATTATACCGCATTCAGAGTGACCTCACAGCCAAATCGGTTAGGTTGCACTATCTTCCACACGTCGAGGTGTACCAGGAGCTTGTCGTTTTCTATCACTCCCGCTTTCTCTAGGCAGTCCAGTAGCGTCGTCGTCGCGTTGTCCAAGTCCGCTGTCTTTGAGAGGTAGAACTTCCCTTCCAGGGAGAACGTCCCGGGTACTGACTGGGTCTTCTGGACCAGTACTTCCATCTGTACTAACTCCTCGAACTCCGTTATCTTCGCTGGCTTGTACATCCCTCCCGCTTTCGACAGCCGGTAGCTGTTCTTCTTCGACGGTATCTTCGACTGAAGTATCAGGTTTGTCATCCTCGGATATTACCACGGGTTCTGTTGTCACCTCTACCAGCGCCTCTTGGACGTTGATTACAATCTCCACCCGTTTCCCGTTGATAGTAGTGACGATTGCGTTTAACTCCTGATCGTCGGACACAGCTTCCCCTACCTTTGGTTTATAACTACTTACTGATAGGGTGCAAGCTAGTTATCCCCTGTTTTACCGTATAAGGGCTTCACTACTTTCTCTATGATGTCGGCACAGGCTTGTTCATATCCGTTGCAGTAATGCGTCCCATCTGCGTAATTGTCACAGTTATCGAAAAGAGCTTTGTTTATCTCCTCCACCAGGCTTGTGTATGCTTGGTTGCGGTCTTGGGTGATGACAGTTGTAAAATTTACTCT